CTAAAAGTTTTAGTTATCCAGGCAGTAAGTGCGTTAACGCACATCTCTATCACCCCTAACCCAAACCATCTTGTAAAACTTAGCAGAGCCGTCAACACCAGGGTAAACTTCATCTAAAATTTTGAACCCTACCCACTCGAGCATCTTTATCACTTCAGTGTTTTCCGAGTATATTATACACTCAAGAGCATTAAACCTAACCTGTAAATCTTTCATCATTTTCTTGAAATGCTTTAAAAACGTTATGCCGTATTCGTTGATAATGCTTGAGCATATAAGCCAAGGATATGCTCTCTTGATCAACTTAGACGGCTCACGAAAACCAAAGATAGCTGCAGTGTTTCCATCTGCAGTTACAGCATATACCTCATCAGAAAGAGAAACTGACTTCATTAGTGCGTCTTTGTTTGCTGAGCCAAATAAAACCTTTAACTCAGCCACATTGCCAGGGTGCAGCGATTCTATAATTTGATCTATGTGATGGTCTTGGCATACCTCAGTCCTAATCTCCATGGGCTACCCTCACAGTCCAATTCAATATATTAAATGGATAGGGATGTCTTTGCTCTATGGTAACCTGGCCATAATAGTCATATTCTGAACTAAGGTCTTCGGTTAAAACACCAGAGTACAATTCAAGATTTTCATTGGGATAATAGATAGGATACATATCATCTTCTCTTGTGCCAATATAACCAAACCTGCTATCCAAAACCTGCAATATAACGTTTGTAGCTCGTCGTCGTGAACCTGTTGATATGCCTTCTCTAGCTTCGTATATCAATGGTAGAGATTGAATTGTACCAATATATTGCAATCCAACGACAACGTATGACGCTGGGTTCCTTAAAATAACAGTACCATTCTGCACAGTATGGCCAAAGATTGGTACACCATCGGCTAAAACTACAACTTGTTTGCCCTCAAGATGACCCAACCCACCTATTGTCGTAGTTGGATCTCCATCGTGTGCCACAACAGCACAATCAAGATGCATGGTTTCAGGTTTTGCGCTTAGTTTTTCTATGTATCGTACGTCATTACCGTTTATATTTCTTCTAACTATCATGTATACTTCGTCTTCGGTAAGTCCTGGAGCAGATGAAATAGATTCAACGACACCACCCACATCGTGCATATGCCAGGCCCATACTTCTTGTTCTTTCATGTACGTAAGACCAAGGAGCTTACCATCAGACCTAACTACCCATAACACACTCCATGGTTCCTGCTGATAGCACCAATCGACGATTGTATAGTCATCGAAAAGATGAGTTGCAAATATAGACAAGTCAACACTATCGTAACCATCACTTTCAAACGAATATGCAAGGTCACGTACTCTCTTGCCAAACTTCTGTACAAAAAGAATGGAAGCACCCGATATTACTGGTTCAATAGGATGACTACCACGATAACCTTGGTTAGATATATACATCGAATCTGGAGTAATGGCGTTGCCTTCGGCGCTACCAGTAATACGCCATTCGCCACCAGTGGTAAGCACAATGAGGTCTTTCAATGAAACAATGCCCTGTATTTCATCAAGCGAGCGTGATCGTATGGGAATTTTGACTGAATCATCAGCTTGGATAGGCTCTGAAACGCCAAAATTATTGTAATCACCAGTAACGCTTTGCCAAATATCAAATGGGCTAGTCTTAGTCCTACCTAAAGTCAATCTATCTTGGTGAAATGTAATAACAGCAGGCCATCCAGGAACATCGCCCCAGGCACCAAGAGACCATTTCTTTGTCGGTATATTAAGATATAAACACTTGCGTTTTACCTTACATTTAACCTGTGTTGGTGATGTATATTCAGTAATTTCTAAAATGCCATTTACTTCTTGTCTTGAGTATTTAAAAATCCAACTAAATGGGTGAATGTCAGATATAGCATATAATCTTACTTGTGGTATAACATTATTGTAATCTTCAGAATTAAGCTCTCCTATAATTTTTACCCTATTTGTGCTATTCATATTCAAAAAACTGTCGAAAACTTGCCAGGTGGTGCCATTGTCTACTGAATATTGGATATCAACAGCAGCTGCCATGTTTCTTTCATTAACACCATCAAACGTACCAACAATTTCAAATTCGCCATCTACATCCCATGGACCACCTACAATACCCTCTCCAGGTAGATCTTCACGCCCACGAGATATTAGTTTAGATTCCATAACATATCTAATATTTATCAATCTACCAACATCACTCGACGTAAACATATTAGAAGAAGCAGTAACAGTAACTGTATCACCAACTTTACCAGTAGAATAAGTAGGGGGTAATATGCCTATCAAAACAGGAGATATTGTTAGCGTAACATCAGTATCGTTTTCTTTCATAAATGGACCATTCTTAAAATCAAGATCTTCTAATGACCAATTATCATTGGCATAACGTTTTAATTGCTTGGGCTTATGGTGCCCATCTACTATATATAGCACATCGGCCGACTGGACATATCTAATGTTGGGAAGATCTGCAAGCTCATATGGTGCAGAAATTTCATAAGGCACACCGTTTTTGATGACTGGTTCGCCATCTACAAAAAATCTCATATATTGATGGCCAACCTCAATATGAACGGATGGCTCACTTGTGAAGCTCATTGGGATAAGTATGGCCTTGCCATTGTTTTTTGTGCTACTAACGTACCACGTACCAGGTCTAAAACTGGTGCCACCATGTGCAAACGGTATAAAATTGCGGCACTTAGCCAATGCTACCTTAATCTTTTCAAGGTCAGACCTATACCACAATGCTGGGGCTACTTCCCCGCCAACCATTGCAACCTGGTGAGTCTTAAATGTACTGGACGATGGGGAAGACCCCATATTACGTGCCATCAGTATCGAGCCCTCCTGTATTTGCTTTCATAGTCGCAAACAACGTGGATTGCTTCGTTAGCATTGCTTTCCTTCGATCCCTCACTCATCTGCATGGATAGCTGTAATAAATCTAAGTGTTTGCCTCTATCTCCAGCATGGGCCATTGCTATCTCAGCGGCAAGACGAGTAGCAAAGGCTTGCACAAACATAGATGGGAACGCTTCCTCACGTATGTTATTTGTAGTATATATAGCATAAGCATCAGCCTCATTAGTTCCAATTAGAAGCCTGCCAGTATTTTCATCAGTTAGAATTTCATATTCAACGGGAATCTCATCTTTGGTATCAACAGATGCTTTAGAAGTTATCATTCTGATAGATAGACAATCATCGGGATATTCATAACAAAATTCCCATTTAATGTGTTCATAATCAGTTAACTTTAATGGGACCGTTCTTTTAGCAAAGCTCCATGAGTGCTCTTCGAGAAAAGAAAATAATGTTGGTTCATAAATATTATGCAAAGTTTGGGCTAATGGCGAATCAAGCACCTTGTCATCCACAAGCTGCCTTGAGATTCCTGCTTTGGCTAAAGCTAAATTCCATATTTGCAACCTGGTAAAACTCATACATTCACCCTCTTAATATGAGAGGGGGACGTGCCCCCTCTCACCATCATAGTGTAGCCTTTCTCCTTTTTCTGTCAGACCTAATCATCCTTACGATTTCAGGATTCGTAGCTCCAACAGGAACGTTCACGCCTTCGTCACCTGCTAACTTCAACAAATCGTCCTTCTTCATTTGGCTCAAGGTTTCGTGCTCTTTTCTTGGGTCTTCTTGCTTAATTTCTTGAGCCTCACCAATTGGCTTAAACCACTTGGGCACAGGTTGACCGTCAGGGACGACTATGCGTTCACCCTTTTTACGATATGAGTGGTTAAAGTCCAAGCAATCAGCAGTAACCTCGTACAACATAACTGCCACCGCTAAATATTAGTCTGTGGATTGTCAGTTAGATAAATATCAAATGCTCCAGCAGTTAAATCAGCAGTACCCACTATAATCTGTGCCGCAATGTATCTTTCGACCCTTTCAGGCTTTGGTAGTCTCACGATACCGAAACAATATTTGTCGACCAAGCTTGCCTTGGGAATGGCGCCAGATGACCAAAGTACGGTTGGGCTACTAATTGCACTATCGGAATCGGTAACAAGCTGTACTTCAACCGTAGCAGCACCAGCACTTGTACATGCCGTCTCTACACACGCAACAAAGTACAGCTCATTTACAGCATCGCCAACTTCAACTGTATCTATTACATTTTCAGAAAGATGCGTAGTAGCAGTAGTAACTGCTTGCGCATCACTTAAAATAAGATTCTTATCTAATATCAATCTTTACACCTCCCCTTAAACGATCCTGGATTCAGTGGTCAGGATTTTATCACAACGTCTAATGGGTATACCATCAAATGTAAGTATCTTTTTACCACCATATTCATCAAGAGAGAGATAGACGTTATTTTTCTCGTTTACCATAATCCTGAGCCACGTCCTAATTTTCCTGTTACAGTAAATAACAGGTTTACCAAGGTTAACCTCTGGAACTGTCTCAACAGCCTGAATTAGCAATCTAATTAAGTTTGGAGATTGATCGGATGAGCTATTAAACGTTTCTAAGTCATCCATATCAATGTTAGCAATACGTACAACATATCTCCAGTCACGCACAGATAAACCACAGTCCCACTTATAGTGCGACTCGAGCACGTCATATCTGCCACCATTTACAAGGTCAGTTACAGTCTGCTTGCCGTTATCTGTGATTTGCATGCCAGCCTTGGAGCCCTTGGGGAAGATACCATGTACGGTGTTTGGTCCCCATACTACAAGCCATATGGACGTTAGGCTATTACCATCTCCGCCAGCATCTATAATCTGACCACCGTTATCAGCAGACTTACTGGAAAACCTTGGATGCAGGCCCATGAACTTCTCTGGAGTATCTCTTGTATCGCCATAGAAGAGAGTATGGGCCATCTCTTGGTTCATACCCTCGATATGGAGCCTCTCCTCAGAAAGCCTCCACTCAGCAGAGTTACCGTTAAGCCTTGCAAGGTCTATATCTATCTGAGGCCTTGCTTCAAGCATACCACATGTATCTACGACCTGCTTGGTCGTGCCCTTGGTAGGCTTAACCCCTTGATACAACGCCCTCCACGTAGGCTCGGGTATGCCTGTGGCTACTGTGGTCTGATGGCCTGTAGGCAGGT